CAAACAGACTCAAGGTCAGCGTATTTAGACTTAAAGAAAGGATTAGCAGAGTCTTTAACCGCATGGGACATTTTTCCTTGTACGATTGATAAAGCTAATGTTAGGTTGGAAATAGAGTCAGATTGATTCATTTTGCACCCCTAATTGTTGGAAAAGATTGACCGCCAAAAATTGCGCCAAAGTCGTTAATTACATCACGCAACAATGGATTTACATGGTTATTTCGTGGTTTGCCACAGGCTTGACGAATACAGTCAACTTGTTCTTGGCTTAATTCGCCACCGAATTCCATATCATCAAGTGCTGATTCTAAGAATTCTTCATGCTCAAGCATTAATTGATTTAATTCAGACATTTAAGTTCCCCTTAAATACATAGCGAAATTGCTATAACTACACTTTAAACTATAATTTAAACAATTGCAACAAGTGTTGTAAAAATAATACTTTGAGGTTAAACTTGCGTAATGAACTTAAATCTTACACATCAGCAAATGATTGGTTTACTCGGTGGAGTAAAGGCAGTCAGCAAGAAAACTGGGGTTTCAGTCCAGGCGGTCAACAAATGGAAGTTGCAAAGTGCTATTCCAATTGACAAACTAATGATGCTGGCAGCACTTATAGAAAAAGAATCACATGGACTTGTAACCCGTCAAGATATGTTTCCTAAATCATGGATGTGGATATGGCCAGAAATTGTGCCAAAAAACAACGCTTTTGGAGTGCAAGATGAATAAACCCCATATTGTTGCTTTTGGGGGTGGTGTAGACAGTACGGCTATGATTCTTGGTCTTTACGAAGCAAAACGCCCAATAGACTTAATTTTGTTTGCTGACACAGGCGGTGAACGACCAGAAACTTATGCTCATATTGAAAACTTTAGCAAATGGTTAATTAGCAAGGGTTTGCCTGAAATTACTATTGTTAGAAAAGTGCGTAAAGATGGTACTTTGGAAACGCTTGAACAAGAATGTCATAGGCGACATAATTTACCTTCTATTGCTTATGGGTTTAAATCATGCTCACAAAAACACAAAATAGCGCCGCAAGACAAATTTTTAAATCATTGGCAACCAACTATTGACTGGTTAAAAACAGGCGACAAATGCGTTAAATACATTGGTTATGACGCTGGTGAGTCCCATAGGGCTGACAATGCTGCCAAGCGTGACGACCCCAAATATACTTACGAATACCCATTAATTGAATGGCAATGGGAAAGACAGGATTGCTTAGAAATTATTGCTAAGTATGGTTTTCAAGTAGGTAAATCAGCTTGCTTTTTTTGTCCATCTTCACGCCCAAAAGAAATTGTTGATTTATATGAAAAGCACCCTGATTTGGCAGAAAGAGCGTTAGCTATTGAAAAACAAGCAGATTTAACAAGTATTAAAGGCTTGGGTCGCAACTATGCTTGGTCAGAAATAATACTTATGCACAAGTCACAAATGACACTTCCATTTGGAGGTTTTGACTTACCTTGTGAATGTACCGAATGAAACTACCTAATGTCACTATTTGTGCTATAGATTCAGTGCAACCTGATAAAGCCAAAGCCGCCATAGAAAGAAGTAAACGACACATCCAATTTGGCGGTGAATTGTTTATTGACCACATGAGTATTAACAGTCGGCAAGCGTATAGCAAATTTATCCTTCAGGAGTTGCATAAATACATCCATACGGACTTTGTTTTAATAGTGCAATGGGATGGGTGGGTAATTGACGCAAACGCCTGGCAACCCCAATTTTTGGACTACGATTACATAGGTGCTGTATGGCCTTGGCATCCTGAAGGATTGCGTGTAGGTAATGGAGGGTTTTCCCTTAGAAGTAAAAAATTGTTGGAATTAACCAACACTCCTAAATTTATCTATAGCGACAAAAACGAAGATGATTTAATCTGTCATTTCAACAGGGATTACCTTGTTAGCAATGGAATTAAGTTTGCACCAGAGGATTTAGCAAGGCAGTTTAGTTATGAAAGAGAATTGTCAAATTTGCAAACTTTTGGCTTTCATGGCGAATTTCACATGAGTAAATATTTGTAGTACAATTACTATGCAGTTTGACCCCTGTTTTGTAAAGTATCGTGCCTAGACCCTTTAGGGTTGCTTTGAGCGTTTAGTAAATGCTGGCATGGTCATTTATTAAGCGGGTCAACTTAGAGCAACCTTAAGGGGTTTTTCTATTTCTGCCGCACTCCAGGCGTACTAAGCACCTAAATCGGTGGCGTGGAATAAAAGATAGGCTGGTGATAACCCCATTGCAAGCCTCGTAGCGTTAAATGGCGACTACACAAGACGGAGAGGTCATGGGTGATACAAACTCTCCATCGAATGACCATTATCTTAGGAAGGACTAGATGTCATAGACATTGGGTCGGCTGATAGTCCCCTATCACCCTTGGTCAACCTTTACCTAAAGTTTAATAATGTTGTAATTTGACAACTAAGGGTTTGTCATAGTGGCAATATTTAAACTAAACAAATAAACTAAATTCCTAGACACAAATTACTTTGTCTAGTAACTAAAGGGGAATTACATGAAAGACTTTATTGGTAGTTGTTTATTAGGTGCTTTACTTGGTTGTATGTTTGGTTATGGTTCAGCCCACGCCCAGATTTATCAATTAACAAGCCCACAAGGCTACAGTCAAGGCACAGTACAGATTCAAGGTAATACAGCACAATTTGTAAACCCACAAGGTTACACCACTAAGACTGCTACTATCTACCCTAATCAAATTGTATTTACAAGCCCAAGTGGTTATACAACTGGCGTAGTAGGTACACCGCAATACACAATACCATCTAGCCCTACATCACCTACAAGCCCACGCACCCTACAATAGGAGAGGAGAATGTTTGATGAATTCTGGTCTTTATATCCACGAAAAGTTAATAAAGCAGTTGCACGAAAGTCCTGGCAACGACTCACAGAAGCACAACAACTTATGGCTGCAAAAGCTATTAGTTTACATTGCGAATACTGGAAAGCAAAAGAAACTGAATTAGAATTTATACCCCATGCAAGCACTTGGCTTAACGGTGAACGCTATTTTGACGAAATTGTCATTGAACCCAAGAAAGAAAAGATTGATAAAAAGTGGATGTTTTCTAACGAAGGTATTGAATCTAAAGCTAAAGAGTTGGGAGTCTTGGGTACTGGTTATGACTCTTACGACAGTCTGAAACAAAAATGTATGAGGAAGCTAAACATCGCTGTGGTGTAAGATTTTTGTGTAATATACGACACAAAAAAGGTTTGGCATGGTTTCGTAAATACATTAGTGACCATCCAAAAGTGCATGAATTTTTAATAGATTTTCAAACGCAATACAGCAAGGGAAATAGGGGAGATTGGGGAAAATGGCTTTAGATAAATTACTTATTGCAATGACAGGGTTTTCTTATTGCATAGTCGCAGTAATTCAGCTTAAAAAAGGGTCTATACCTAACGCTATGATATGGGCGGGATATAGTTTTAGCCAAATAGGTCTTTGGATGGCGCTTAAATGAAAGAATATAATCCTAATGACGCTATTGACTACATATTTCAAAATGCACCGCTATATGCCAAAGCGAAAGGTGAACTCGCTGAATTGGAGGCATTTAAATCTAGCCTTAAAGCTATTAAAATGTCTGAGTCGGCAGAACAAAGCCTTGGGGCGCAAGAAAGAGAAGCGTATCGTAGCGAGGCTTACCAATCATTATGTAAGGCCATTGGTTTGGCGACAGAAAAAGCCGAAGCACTTAGGTGGAAATTAGAAGCAGCCAAGATGCGTTTTGAAGCATGGCGCAGCCAAGAAGCCAGTAATAGAAACATAGAAAGAATGACCCGATGAATGATTATTCACAAAATTACCTTAAACTTCAAAGACTTATGAAATCTTACCATAACGCTACGCTTAAATGTGATTATGAATTAGCTACACAATTAGCCCATGAATTATCAGAAGAAACCATTAAATTAGAGTTTGCTACTTATGACCAGATAAGAAAACAATGGTTAAGCTAATGCGTAATATGTTTGCTACGCATACAGACTATGCGGACTTTATG